TTAGGTATTATTGATAATGGATATAGAGGAGATCTAGGTGTTAAGTTATATAATTTCAGTGAGGTAGACGTAACTTTAGAAAAGGGAAGTCGTATTGCTCAATTAATATTATATCCACACATATCATTTGAAATATCAGAAACAGATAAAATTGATAATACTGAACGTGGTGATTCAGGGTTTGGATCTACAGGAGGCAGTACAGTTAAAAAGAAATCCGCACCACTAGATATACATATGATAAGAGAAATGGAAGCTTGCGGTACTCAGCTACCAATCATTTAATAAGTAAATGACAATTTCTGATATCTGGTGTGAGAAATATCGACCTAGTAATTTAGATGAGATAGTCTTAGATAAGAGTACTAAAACGTATTTTAATAAAGTACAATCAGAACAGAATATATCTAATGTTTTATTTGTAGGGAAACCTGGTATCGGTAAAACTTCTCTAGCTAAAATTATTGTAAAAAATATCCTTAAATGTCAATATCTCTACATCAATGCATCAGATGAAAACGGTATAGATACAATCCGTACAAAAGTTCTAAGCTTTGCTCAGACAAAGAGTCTCTTCGGGCAAATTAAGGTTATAATACTTGACGAGTGTGATGGATTATCTATTGATGCACAAAAAGCGCTACGCAACTCGATAGAAGAATATCACGATTTAACAAGGTTTATTCTCACAGCAAATTATAAACATAAAATCATTCCAGCTCTGCAAAGTAGATGTCAAATATTTGATATTAGCTATGATAAAAATGAATATATAACTCAGCTTATTAATATTGTAAAATCTGAAAAAATGAAAATAGGTAAAGAAGATTTTACTAATATAGCTGATAATTGTTATCCGGATTTCCGAAAAGGTATTAACGCACTTCAAAAGTATTATCTCTCCGATGGAAAAGAAACTTGTAATAATATTACGGAACATTTTTTTGATGGGTTAATAGAGCTACTAAAACAAAAAAAGTATTTTTTAATTCGCAAGCAAATCATTGAAAATGAAACTTTGTTCAATAATGATTATGATGAACTATTTAAACGCTTATTCGATTTTATGTATATCAGTAGTATACCTGAAGACAAAAAAAGAGACTGTCTAATTACAGTCTCTAAATACTTTTATCAGAATAGTCAGTGTATAGATCAAGAGATCAACTTCTATTCTTGTATACTCGACTTAAACATTTAAGGCATATAGTTCGCAGTACCTAACTTATAATCACCGTCTGGTGCGTGTGTCTGCTGACCAACATCAATTGCTGCATCTTCTACGTCTTTAGGTTTTAATTCAACGTCGCTTTGTTCCCCTTTAACGGATCGAGTTGCTCTAGCTTCATCCCATGACATATCAAACTCTAGAAGAGCTAACGGTATTGTTAAAGTATGTGAGAAGAAACCAGGATTAACCTCAACTACAATATCAGCAATATCCCAAGCTGTACCCGCAGTACCTTCTCGGGTGCTAGGTGCTTTTTGAGCTACTTCATATTTCGCGCTTTTAATAGTAGAAAGCATGAGATATTTACCTTGCTCAACTAAGGTTAAAATTTCTTTCACATAATTTTGCTTAGATTCATCAAGAGTCTTATACCACTCTGATGATTTATGATCTCCTTTAATTTTGACATAATCTCCAGCAATAGGTCCATGTTGAGTAAACTGACCAATCTGTTCTTCAAATAATGTATCGAACGTACTCATTTAAATTATTTATTGTTTTAAGCACTTATAAATTAAATAATTATACATGGCTATTAAGTTAGATATATTTAAAAGTGGTAGAAATAAAGACAGCTTCCGGAACTTCACCTATGCTGACTTAAATTTAGATATAGAATTTAACGCTAATGCTCAATCTGTTCCTGTAAATAGGAGTCATAATCCTCAAGATTTAAAATTAAGTTACGATCATAGTGCGATTTATAATTCTATAAGAAATATTTTTAACACAAAAAAAGGTCAAAAGATTTTAAATCCTGAGTTTGGATTAGATTTAGAACAATTTTTATTTGACAGTATTACAAAGGAAAATGCAGATATTATTGGTAAAGCTATATATGGGCAATTAGGTCTATATGAACCACGACTAACAGTAGCCTCAGTTGATGTAGTGGCACGACCGAATGATCATGAATATAAAATTAAGATAGCTATCATTCTACCGTCATTAAATAATCAAAAAGTACAAACTACAGGAACACTAACACAGGAAGGATTTAATTATATTTAACCATGACTAATTATTCAAATACAGCTAAATTTACAGAGTTTAATCTACCGACAGACGCATATACTGGGTTTGACGCTCAAAGTATGCGAGAACTAATTATTGCTCGTCTTAATAACGATAACGTTATTAATTTTACAGATCAAAATTTTGAAGGCAGTAACGTCTCTGCACTTATAGACATCATAGCATACTCATATCACACCTTACTATTCTATTTAAATCAAACTAGTGCAGAAAGTAATTTTGCAGACGCTCAATTATATGAAAATGTTAATAGAATAGTTAAATTAATAGGATATAAGCCTGTCGGTAAACAATCATGTATCTTGCCAATTACCATAAGTGCTAAATCAACAATGAGTACAGGTTATTTTACTATACCTAAATTTGCCTTTATGACGGCTGGTGGTCAAACATTTACTCTTGCACAAGATATAACGTTCGAAAAAATAACAGCCGGCACAGAAGAAGTGACACCTATAGATACACCGTTAGCGCATGAAGGTACTATAGAAGAATATCCTCTTATATATCCTATAGGAGAAAATTTTGAAATAATAAATTTACTACCAGGTGCCCTTACAATTATAGATCATTTTAATATTTCTGTATATGTAAAAGAAACAAATAACCAAAATAAATGGTATGAATGGAAGCGTGTACCTAGCTTATTTTTATCAAACCCTAACGATAGACATTTTGAAGCTCGGTATAATGAAAATAAAAATTATGAATTAAAATTTGGAAATAGTGTTAATGGCAAAAAATTAATTTTAGGGGATGCTATAGCAATATACTACTTAAAATCATCCGGAACGGGTGGTAAGATGACAAAAAATGCATTAGCAAATGCATCTGTAAATATTTATAATAACGCTCGATATGATGCAATATTTGCTGATGTAAAAGATACTTCTCTTAATTATATTAGTATTGAAGAGAGTGTCGGAGTTACTATTACCAATTCAGAAGATAGTACTGATTTCGGAGAAGAGGAAACCGTAGCAGATATTAAACAAAATGCTCCTAGGTTCTTTAGTTCAGAATATAGATTAACTACAAAAGCAGATTATAAAACATTTCTAAGCCGTAATTATAAAAATTTAATATACGACGTCACAGTCCTTAATAACAGTGACTATATAAATGATTATTTAAAATATCTTAATAATGATCTTGGATTAACTGATTTTTCAGAAGATACTAATGCATTAATTAACCAATATTATTATGCAGATAGTGCTGATGCAAATAATATATATTTAAGTATAGTACCTAATTTACGCAAAAACAGGTCAGTAGTAACTAGAGCAAATTATCTATCACCATCTTTAAAAGAAAAAATTCAAAGAGAAATTACAGCGTACAAATTATTAAACAGTGAAATTTCTTTTATTGATCCAGTATATTTAAATTTAGATTTTTCAGTACGATTAAATCAAGAGCCTAAAAAAATATCATACCGAGATTATACTGAATTTCATATAATTAAAGAAGCAAGAGCATTAATAAGTACTGAAGAGCTAAAATCAAAAGTATGTAGTATTATTACTACATATATTAACACCTTAAAGCTCGGCGACACAATTGATATAAAATATCTAAATAACGAAATTCAAAATATCGACGGAGTTGTCGACTTTGTAACAAAACGTACGGATGTAGGCGTTGAAACTACAGGAATATCATTGTGCGTATATAATCCTATATATAACGGAAAAGATATAAAATTTATTGATACCGTATTTAAATTACGACCATATCAAATACCTTATATAGAAAACGAACAAGCATTTAAAAGTAAAATTAAAGTAACAAGTACACTATCTAATAAAGCAGTAATAGAATATTAATGAGCGATTCAATAAGTAATAATAATTTTCCTACAACTATACCAGTACCGCTTTCTATTACTGTAAATACATCCGCATCACCTCCACCGATAGTAACTGGACATCCGTTATCAAATACACACTCAGGGTTTACTCGTATATCTGAATTTACATTATTACCAGCGATAATCGGTGAAAATATATCTATACAAGATTATTTTCCTGATGGTTTATCCAACAGTACTGCAAAATGGGATTTTGGTGATGGATATACTCTTAGTGGTACAGATAATTTTACAGCAACACACACATATAATGTCCCGGGAATTTATACAGTATCAGTCTATTTATATAATAAAGACGGTGAAGCGTCATTTAGCTCTTTAACAGAAACAATATCAGTATATAATTATGCAGATACACATTTAGCAGTTGATACATCAAATATTACATATCAAGACGGATTAAGTTCTCGAGTTATGACGGCTAGTCAGAAAAAGACTTTTAATTTAGGAGTAACAGCCTCATGGCAAGATGTACCTAATCCTACTCTTCAAGACCAAACAATATTTTTCACAGCAAGTGGCAGCAAAACAAAACCATATGATTTTAATAATAAATATGCGCATTTAATACCATACAATGCATTCTATGATATTAATGATAATCGTATTAATAGTATTAATGGTTTAACCACTATATTAAACCCTCATTACTTTTATGTTAATACAGATAATACTATAACTCGGTCATTAGAAAAAGACATTACAACAAATACTGCAGTATTATTATATTCAAGTACTGATGCGGTGCAGCAGAAAGGCACAGGTGTTACTACAATATCTAATCCTACAAAATTTAGCTACTATGATGATATACCAACTGAACAAGTTAATCTATTAATTAAATTAAATACAAGCAACCATAAATTAAAAAGCTTTTATGTAGACGGAGTAGAGGTTGATATTAATACAAGTGGATTAAATTATCAAGAAACAGATATCGCTAGAGCTCGTGTAAGATCAAAAGCAACTATTAATGAAAGAACAAGTACTACGCTCGGAGTACCTGTTAAAATTTTAGCACCATTTACAAGTCGATTATCTTTCACATCTACTGGCATGAAAGAAATGTCAGGTATACAATATAAAAGACAAGGTGATAAATTTCAAGTGTTTGTTGCATTAGCAGACGATAAATTAAACATAGGAAAATATTATTCACCATTTTTCCATGAACCAATTAATAATTTTATAACTTTAAATAATGGTAATTTTACATCGGCACTATCAGGAACATCTGCAGACCCATCAACTTGGACTACCGATGGTCACGATGGATGGGAATACGGGTCGGCAGGTATAGATGGAGGATTAAATGATTATCCTATTTCAGGTATATATAGATCAGGCTGGACGTGGGATAACGGATATGCCGAACATATTGACATGGATGACTCAACCGGGAATCCATCTGGAATCGCTGATAAT